TTCTTCACCTTCAATGTTACCTTCTAGTTCCCCATCAGCTACCATATCAGCGATTACCGATTCGATGAATGATTTAAGGTCTTCTTCAGTCATGTTTTCGATATCGATTTCTTCATCTTCTGAGTCTTCAATACCGTCTGCATCTTCGTCTTTGTAATCTTCTTCTTCATTCATTGTTTCTTTTTGATCAGTTTTCATGGATTCATATTCCATTTCATCTAATTCTCTAAGAAGTTCTTCCAAGTCCATTTCATCTGCGCCTGTAATTTCATCAGCTTCTTCCATTTTTTCACCAGCTTTCATTCCTTTTTCGTACTCGTAGCTGTCTACTTCACCGCGTTCTTTACGACTTTCTTCTTTCATTGTGTTCACCATTTCTGTTTCATCCTCTTCATCTAATTGTGCAATTTTTTGTCTAAATTTTTCTTGCATCATAGGAGTAAAGGCTTCTTCAAGAGCGGCTTTTGCGTTTGCGATAGCAGTTTCTTTAACAGCTTTAGCATCTGCGATTGCTTCTTTAAGCAAATCTCTGTTGTTTGTCATTTGTCCTCAAATTTAATTGTTGTTGGAAATACGCTTATTGTTGACGATTGTCGAAGCGTAATAATTATTATTTATAGTAATATGGTATAGAAAACCATATATTTCTCACATACATATATGTAAGTCTCTCAAAAATGCAAAAGGATTAAAAAGAAAAGCCCTCTTTCGAGGGCTTCGGTCTAAAGATTCTATCTTTAGAGGGGTTTTTGCCTAAGGTAGCAGGCATCTTAAAATAAGGGGCATGTACCGTTAGCACATAATATTTATAGATATTTGTCTCCTTTACTTCTATTATCTGATTTGTATAGAGGTTGAGTGTTAAAGTAATGGAAACATTGTTTTTGTTCTTTTTCTTTTGTTAAGTCAAAAGCAGCACAAGGTTTTATATGATCTATTTCCCATAATATTCCATGGTTTTCCCAAGTCATATCATGCTGGAATTGTTGTTCTAGATATTGTTTATAATATTCTATACTACATCCTAGCAATTTAATTGCAGAGTGATATTTATTTACTTTTCCTCCACTTGTATGGCGTTTTAAAGCATCTAAATATCTACCTCTAAGATTTGCTTTTAATTTCCATTGGGGGTTAGTTTGTCTTTTTAATTTATTGTGTTTTTTGTTTTGCCCCGTTTTTTTTTGATATTCATTCCATTTTTTATTAAAACAAATTTTACAATTAGAGTTTACTTTAAATCTACCTTTCCCAGGTTTAAATTCAATTAATAATAATTCTTGTTTACAATTAGTACAAATTTTATGTCCTTCTTTTAGGTTTTCTTTTAATTTGGGGGATTTTTTAGTATGATAATGTTTATTCTGGTGGTTATGATTACATTCTCTACATTCACGTTGATATCCATCTTTACGTGTTTTATTTTTATTAAAACCAGTTATTGGTTTTACTTGTTTACAAGTAGGACATAATTTTTCCATCTATCATACATATTGAAAAAATTTTGAAAAATTACGTTGGATTAAAAAATAGGGCAAGTTCCTTGAGAACAAAGAATTTCAGTAATGAGACTATTTACTCTATAATATTTATTAATATTTTGACTTGCTAAGTCTTCCATTCCTTCTTTTACTAACTTCATCCACGATCCGGGATTTGAGGGAACACTTACCATGTCAAAACACAATAGTTCAAAATCATCTTGTACTTCTAAAGTACCTTCATTAATTTCTTTTAATGAACCCATGCCACGAGATGATACACCTACCTGAACATTATTTTCAATAAGTGCTTTTAAGATATTACCTGATACAGTAGGTAAAATTTCTAATTTACCCATTACTTTATCTCCGTCCCACCATAATTCTCTAATAATATGAGATACGTTTTTAAGATTAATAATTGAAGAGTTTCCTGACCAAAAAGTAGATCCATTAGGAGACATTACTAATATAGTTTCATTATAAACTGAAATACAATATATATTCCCGTCATATTGGGTTTTAGTAAGTGTACAATCATTTATATGGTAATGAGATGAATATTTTCTTCTAATCGAGTAGAGTGTTCTACCAGTAAAATATTTTTGTTTATTTTCTATTAATTTATCTTGATATTTTTCTTTTTTAGTATACCAATCAAAATCTTTAACCCATTTACCTTCAATTAAATATTTTTCATATGCCAATTTCTTTTCAGAAATAGAACTCATATACCCTGTTAAATTAATTAGTTCTGATATATCTGAAGCCATTTGGTTGGAAGTAGTATAATATACTTCTTGGTTTTTTTGTTTACTTCCATCTGCTTTTAAGTATGCATCTAAAAATAATTGTATATTATCTTTATTTAAAGCTTTAATTTCTTTAGGAATAAATTTTTGATCACATACCCCAAATTGAGAAAGATACTTATATAATGTATGTTCTAAAATATAATATTCAATTTCATTGTTTTTTCTATAGTGTTTAGAATATTTTTTATTTAAAACTAAAGATAATTGCTCAAATATATTATCTATTTCTTTAATATTTTTTCCTTTGGTTTGAGATAAACAAATTCCTTTACTTATTTTTCCTCTTGTAGTTTTATGGTGTTGTAACCACCCTTCAGCTAACCACCATCCCATAAATAAAGCAAATAATGTGGCTGGTATTTCTATTTTTCCATGTTCATTTTCTATAGTGATATTATCTGTTATACCCCCTGTATATGTTGAAATTTTAGGTATTAAACTATTGGATTTAGATAAAAATAAATCTTCTGCTGTTTTAAATATTAATTTGGATTTATCATAGTTTTCCACAATAAATCTGTGATTTGGGGTCACATTGGCTTGAAATGTTTTTGATTCAATATTAATTATATCTCCACTATATGGTTGATTAATAACTTTTAATATGGGTTGGAACTCTAATTCTTTAGTTTCTTTATTTAAAGTAGCTACATGTTCACTTCCATCAAGTTCTTTAAATTCTATCCAACCTTTTTCTTGGGTTTGAATTTTATATCCTTCTATAAAGCACTCGGGATGATCGAGTTCTCCAGTTGCTCTATTTTCTTTAACAACTGTTTGATATCTATCAATTTCTTTATCCCAAATTTCTCTAGGATAATATCTTCCATTACCATTCTTTACTTCGGCTGTAGCTAATATACCCTCTACCATAGGATTGCCTGATGGGGCTTTTAATCCTTCAGTTAATTGTATAGGAGATACATTAAATGGTATGGTTTCAATTAGTACTTGTTTCATATTATTTTTTCTTGTCTAAATCTCCGTATCCACTTGATTTCCACTTACCTTTTGGAGCTTTAGGTTCACCACCACCAACTACATCTGTTTTATAACCAATTCCTTTAATACCAGCAAAAGCATTTGTATGATAATAATTAATATCTTTGGCCATGTTTTTAGCAACAATAGCTTTTAATTCATCAACTGTTTTTTTAGCATTTTTTGGATCACCCATTTCAGTTAAATAACCTAATAAAAATGATTGACCATAAAGGTTATCAATATTTTTAGGATCAGCATTGTCGTAATTGGCTTTTTTCAAAGTTTCTTCGGTTTCTTTGTCAATTTTTTCAAATGAGTTTTGGTCACCGTATTCTTTAGTGTCTTTAACACCTACAACTTCTTGAATGTTATCTTCAAATATTTTAAACCAATCTAGTTTGTTAGGATTTTGTGTAGCAATTCCTCCTACACCTTCTGATAGGATACTTTTACTTTTCAAAATATGAACAGTAGTATTGTAGTCATTACCAGAGGTTATGAATTCAGGGAATATACGACGAGCATTTTTTAAAAAGTCATCTTTGCTTCCTTTACCTTCTTTAATAAGGTTGTATTGTTGTTGTAGAGTCTTTTCCATTTATTATAAATATTATAGATAAAATAATACTGCACCGGATGATAAAGAAGCACTGGTTACATAAATTGGTACTGTTGTTCCTGCTGGAATGGTCCAATTTGTAGTTGCTAAATTAGTTCCTTGATAATCCTTAAGGGATGTGAATGTTGCTGAACCAGAAACTACTGTAAATCCAGCAAAACTTCCTGTGATTGATGATGTAGTTACTATTCCGGTTGAATTTACTGGTATATTTGCCATTGTTATTGTTTTTTAAATAAGTCTATTAAATCGTTTAAATAATCATTTGCTAAGTCAGTACCATATACTACAGAAAATGAATTTGGATTTGCTCTATAGTAATCCATAGTTTCATGTTTTGCTGATTGTAATAAAGGGATTAGGGCATTTAGTTTTTTTTCTAATGTATCAAATCCTTTTAATCTATCTGTGATAAATTTTCTTTTATCAGGGTCAGTTATACTAATTCCATTCAAAAAATCCTCAGTATCTGTTGTTTCCCAAAGTTGTTTAACTTCAATACCTTTAGCTTTTTTATTTAATTCTTTTTTATTAACTAGTTTGTACTTAAAGTCTTTAACATAAATATTATCTGTTACACCTTCAGGACCTGCTTTTGGTCCAGGACCTAAGGTTGCGCCCGGACCTTCATTTACCTTTTTGTATCCAGCTTGTGTATAAGCTCCATATGTTGATTTGCGAGGGGAAGGACCTGTATGATTTTCACCATCCCCTCCTGATATGAATGAGGATGTTGAAGTTATAGTTGATTCTTCATTTAATGTGTTTGATAAATCTTCAGCAACACTTTTAAAGGTTTCATATTCATCTGGATAGTTTTTTCTTAAATGTGTTCTAAAATCATTAAAAGCAGTAATTACTTTTTTAGCAATTTCTTTAAATTTAGGATCTTCTTTTTTATCAGATGATAATTGCTCAATATAATCTCTTAATTGAGTAAATTTTTTAAAGGTAGTATCTATTTCTGGAACGGTTGTTACATCCCACGATATAGTACCGGTAGTTGGGTCAATAGAAGTAACGGTAGATTTTTTACCGCTCTTAATTTCTACATCTCCTACCTCAATTTCCTTTAATTTATATCTAATCATTTGTTTTTATAAGCTCATCAATTAACTCATAATATTGTAACAAATTAACTAAATCATTATTACCTACATTAGATATTTTATTTAATGGATATAATAAGTTAATTACTTCATTTAATTTGATTTGAACTACTTTGTTAGCAACTTTTTTAGATATTTCCTTTAGTTCTTCTTTAATTTCTTTAACTTTATCATTATAGAAATTTTTTAATTTTGGAGTTGAATCAACGGAAGTGATGAATTCTTTTAATACTAGTTTTTGTTTATCATTTAATGATGCATATTTACCATTAAATTTTTCTAATAATACTTTGTATGTTAATATACGTAAATCTTTATCATATGATTGAAATTCAGTCATTAAGTCTTCTTCTACCTTTTGTTTATTAACAGCGCGTGTTGTTAAACTTTCCAAAATAGCAATTTTGTTATTAATAATTTGGTCAGGATTAGATAAATTTTCGCTGTTATATATTTCTAATAAAGTATATAATGCAGCGTGTACTTTATAGCTTGGTAATTTAGTAGTAAAAAATTCCTCTAAATTATAATATTTTTGAATTTCGTTAATTAAATTATATTTTTGTCTTTTTAGGGCACCTCTATTAAGATGTTTTGAAGATTCAATAATTGAATTAATTACAATTTCTGCTTTACTCTCAGTAAGATTTTTGTGCTTAGATAAAGTTTCATATAATTTATATTCTCTACCTAGTTCAGTTTTTACAAAATATTTTTTTAAAATAGATGTGGCTTGAGAATCTTTCCCAGATAAAGTATCGGCTGTAATTGTGCGGACCAATAATTCAAATATTATTCCTGTGTTTTTGTACTTAGAATGACGAATACTCATATTTTTATTAAGGTTAGTCCTATTATAGTTTTTGTTATTTTAAAGTTTAATAAAGCTATTTTGTTATAAATATATAAAATTTTTTATTCCCTTAACCTATTTTCATCTAATAATGATTCTCCCTTTGGTTTTTTTTCTGAGGTGATGGATTTATGTAATTCTTCAATTAGGGTTTTATTTTTTAAATATATTTGTTTGGCTTCTAAAGCTAAGGGTGAACCACCTTTAAATTCAGGTTTAATACTACCTTGTTCATTTTCATTATCTTTATCTTTCATTCCTTTAGCACCTAATCTATCTTTACCAAAATTATCATCTTGAGTATTGCGATTAGTTGATTTTTCTTTAGGACGTCCCATTTCTAAATCACTACCATATCCTACAGGTACATTTTCTGGTTCATCGTACATTCTACCTTTACCATAAAGTGATGCTAAATCGTGTGGTGTACCATATGATTTACCTGTTACTTTAGGGTCATTACCTTCTTCTTCAATTTGTTTATTTCTAAAGGCACGTTTTTGGTCTTCAACAATTAAATCTCTATATTCATCATATTGATCTTGACTAAAGTCAAATATATAATTATATATCCAATCACTGGGTAATAGTTTTGTTTCAGAGATTTTTTGTGCTAGATCAACTTTTTGGGTTAATAATGCAATTTTTTCTTGTTCATATATTATTGAAGGACCTGTTAGATCTAATTCAAAATTAGTTAATTCTTCACTAGTATATCCTTGAGTATATAAATGAACTAATGCAATTTTGTATAATTCAGATAATACAATACGTTGTATACGGTCAATTGTGCGTGCAAAACGAATATCTTCGGCTGCTAGGGTAGCTTTTCCACTTAAGTCTTTTTCATAACCCATAAAAGCTTTAGGTACTTTAAGGGCCGCAAATAATTTATCTCTTAAATAAGTAACATCTTGGATACCATCATATTGTAAACCGGGTGATGTTTCAATTTTGGTTGATGTATCATTACCACGAATTGGAATGTAAAAATCTTCCAATAAATTTTGTTGATTATATTTTAAATTATATTCACCAGTTTGGCTATCCATCAATGGAGTACGTTTCATGGTAGATATAGTTTTTTGCATGAAATTATCTACTTCATTTGGGGGAATAGAACCAACATTAATATAGAATATGCGACGATCAGGACTACGAGAAATTCTATGAATTAACATAGCATCTTCCATTAATACATATTGTTTAAAAATACGACGTCCCGGTTCAAGATATGAGCGACCATAAGGAAGATAATTAACATCTGTTAATAATCTAAAGTGAGCCATTTCATAATTATCAAAGAAAATACCTGGTTGGTTTTCTTGAAATTGTCCTAAAGTAGGAGTACCATAATAACCAGAACCACCAGCATAAATACCTTCTGGTGAATATCTAAATCTTACAGCATTAGGATGTTCTTTATCATAATTTTCTTGTCTTTCAATGTGGTATGCAGTATATGGAATTACATTGTAAACACCATATTTTTCAGCAATTTCCATTTTAAGAAAAAAATCACCATATTTACACATTTGACGAATCCAAGACCATAAATTAAATTCAATATTTAATACATCATAAAATAAATTATAAAGTATTTGTTGAATATCATCATTACTTGATTTAATACGGAGAACCTCCCCTAAATCATTTTTTAAAGTACATTCATCTGAAATAATATCTAATGCAGATGCTACAATAGCATCATAATCCATATTATCATAGTCTGAATAGACCATGGTTCTAAGATATTGCCAATTAATATTAATTTGGGAACCTAATAATGAGGTTGAAGATGGAGAATATAATCTATTATATCTATCCATTAATGAGTTTGTAGCAATATCCCCGGATTGTTGGATAGAATCTACATCCATTACTTTTAATTCGTTACCACCCTGGTTTCGTATAATTACATCTGTTGAAAATAATCGTTTTAATCGGGTAAATAGTCTTACATCAGCCATTTTTTATATTAATTAATTAATTAATTATGTTATAAATATTATAGAAGCCACTTAATGTCTTCTTTTCCTCCATATGGGTTATCCATTTGGTAGAGATTATTTGGATTAAGGTTTCCATATACTCCATTATACGAAGTTTTTTGTATACTACCAAGAGTAGCTCGAGTCATATCATGAGAATATGTTTGGAATTTCAATGATGTATCTCGTAGGAACATACCGACTCCAAATGACATAACCAAGTCATCATTGTATCCTGTTTGAGCTTCTGGTCTTCCGTTTTTCCAAACAAATACTTTCATTTCCTCTAATAATCTTTTTGAACGAATTGTTACTGATCTATCACCAACATATTCTCTAAATTTATTTACTATTAAAGGTCGTGTTCTTAAAGACATTGTAAAACCAGGAGTCATATCGGAACCACCTTCAAATACTTTTGAATATGATTCTGCGGTTAGTTGGTCAGATTTTGGTGAATGGTATAGATTGCGATAACCTCTTTCAATAATAGCATCTAATGTTGCCCAACCGATTGAAGCGTTTTCTACTACTAATATAGCATTATTATATTCAGATGCTAAACCTACTAAAAAGAAACCAAATTCTTTAGGTGATAGTTGTCCTCTGTACTCAGCAACTTGTGTATTAGTTGCTATATCAATTACATGAGCTCCTGATGAGTCTTTACCATCTCCTCTAGCTACGTCTGCTACTACTATATATTCCCTAGTATAATCTGCTGGTTCCCAAATCCATAGATTTTGATCAGCACCTCTTCGTTCTACTGGGTCTTGGATTGTTGTTGTTTTTATAAAATCAATCCATTCTGGGTAAAATACTACATCACCTGAGGTTGAAAAGTCGCAATCACATTCTTGGGCTGCTAACCTAGAGTCACCAAGTAATTCATCTTGACGTTTTCTCCAAGCTTCATCACGTTCAGGATGAACATACCAGGGAAGTTTAATTGGGAGGAAATCGTTTTCATTATTTTCACCAGCAACCCATGTTTTATGAAACCAATTACCGGTACCAAATGGAGTAGATAATACTATAGCTCTCCCACCTGTTGCTAATGTTTGTTGTGCTGATGCCCAAATTCCATCAATTTGTTCAATAAATGCAGCTTCATCCACAATCAATAAAGATACAGATTCTGAACGACCTGCATCTGATGATGCTGAAGTTGCTTTGATTTGAGATCCGTTACTTAATCGTAATGTTAATTTGTTATTTTCTTCTGCTGTTATTTTTAACCAAGAAGGTAAGTTATCAAACATGAACTTAACCTTAGTTACCATGTTTTTAGCCGTCTCTTGCTTAGTTGCAATACAAAGTACGTTTTTATCTTTGTGAAACAACATTAGCCATAAAGAATAACCAGCGGCTAATGTTGAAATACCTAATTGACGAGATTTGAGAACAATTGAGTATGGATTATCCCTCCATAAATGTAATACTTTATCTTGAAAAGGATATAAATTGAATATTACTCTGCCACGCTGAGGATGTTGAATGTGGCAGTACTTTTTCATAAAATGAGAGGGATCTTGTGAACAACGAATGTATTCTTCCCTAATTATTTGTTTTAAATCTTGACTCATATTATATTATTGTCTAATATAAATATATATAAGAAAAGTCTAAGAAAGGTTAATTTTCTTTTGAAATTTTAATAATTTCATTTGGTTTTATTTCATTTACATAACATCCATAAAAACTTAAATTTTTATTTTTTAAATTAATTAATTCAGAAACATCCTGCAATGTTGGGTTAGGTTTAGACTTAACTATTTCTTCAAATTTATCAAAATCTTCTACACCAAATTCTTCAGGATCATAATCATCTAAATCTATAAAAACCTCATTTAATGGTTTTTTAAATTTAATATTAATATATGATATATCTCCTCCCTCATCACTCATAGTATCTATCATTTCAAATTTTATTCTTTGAACAGGAATAGCGGATTTACCAGATGATTTAAAATTTTGTTGATTAGCCTTTAAACCATTTTTAAATTCAGGTTTCCATACTGTATAACCTTCATCTCCTCCTCTTTCAAAATCATCTTGTGATTGAAGAAAAGATGTATTTAACTCAATTTCTTTAAAGTTTTTTATTTCATTTGATATCTTACTGATCTCTTCTTTAATAATTTGTTTTAGTTCTGATTTTTTCATGTGTTTTATTTTGTTTTATTTTAAGATTTGCCAATATACTCCAACCTTGAAAATAGGTTCGAGATTTTTGTTAAGACCGGCTCCTAAATTATATATGATTTTTCCATTTCTTTCATATAAACCCCTATCTTTC